CGCTCGGCGGTCTTCTTGCCGATGCCGGAGATGGAACTCAAGCGCTTGAGGTCGCCTTCCACCACCGCCCGCTTAAGATCGCGCACGCTCAAACCGCTCAACGCGCTCAACGCGGCCGTGTCCTTGCAGCAAGCCGGAGCTTCCGAGGCGCCGGCCACCGAGGCCGAACCCTGCTACAGTCCAGATTCTGGACTGTGCCTGACCAGCGCCAAGCAGCGGTAAGTCTTATTTGATAGGGGACCAGAAAATTGCACCAGAGTGCGTTAATTGCTTGACACTATAGAGCGATCAGGCGCAAAGTGCAAATAGGCCCTATTTGATAGGGGACCAAACTTTTGGTTCTATAACGCATTTTTAGCCGGGGCTTAGCCCCAGATACCAGCGTTTTCGCAACAGGTTTGAACCGCTGGCATGGGAAGGGAAGTAAGCATTATGGAATTCACAGGACATCAGGCACGCGTTTTGGCTGGCATTCCGCCGCTGGTAGAAGATGCGACATGGCGCGCCATCCCGCCGCAAGACCGGCACCGCATCGAGTGTGAGCATTTCCATGTCTGCGGAGAAGATGCAACGTGGACCACGCGGCAAGGTACTCTTTGCGTCTGCGATTATCATCGCTTCACTGCGGACATTCAGCGCATCATCAAAGCCCTGACAATCCAGAACCCGAACTTTTTGATTCCCGCTGTTGAGAGGCCATCGCATGAACGAATCAGCGCATGACCAAAAGCGGATGGCGGCGGAGTTCGTTGTGATGGCCTCCATGATGGCTCTCGCCCTCTGGCGCTGGCACCAGCGGCAATTAGACTTGGGAATTCGACATCGCACGGCGCATTTGGAACGCGAAAAAGCCCAGATGCTATTGAGTAATGAACAAATGCGCTACTACGCCGAACATGACGATCTGACCGGCTTGTGGAATCGCCGCATGATTCTCAACCGGCTGCATCAAGAAGTGAACCGCGCACAACGCGACCGCATTCCCTTGAGCGTCGTTTTGCTTGATCTGGACCATTTCAAGCGGGTCAACGACACATTCGGCCATCCGGGCGGGGATCTGGTTCTCAAAAAGGTTAGCGCCATCTTGCAGGATTTTGTGCGTTCTTATGATTGGGTCGGCCGTTGCGGAGGCGAAGAGTTTTTGTTGATTCTTCCAGGAGCCAATTTGCTTCATGCGCAAACGCGTGCCGAACAATTACGGCAAATCATCGCTTTGTCGGAGTTTTTGTACGACGGCGCCCTGATTCAGATCACGACTAGCTTAGGGGTTGTTTGCAGTTTCCCGGCTATGGATGACGGCCTGATCCGCACCGTTGACTCCGCACTCTACGAAGCCAAGAAGAAGGGAAGGAACTGCGTTGTGGCGGTTGAGATGGGACCTTGCGAAAGGGAAAATCGATGAATATTTATCCCATCCAACCGCCGGCGGACGTGCCGAAATATGCGTGGCCTGCGTGGTTCGATTGCCTTCTGTGGGCCCTTTATGAACCGGAGATTCGCAATAAGTTCACAGCGGACTCCGGTATAAGTTACAGCCCGCCCAAAAGCGGACTGGAAGCCGTGATCGATGAAGCAAGCGGCTTTGATCCCGCAGAGAAATTTATCATGGCGTTCGTTCCGTGGTTTAACGCCAACATCTGGGGATTGTGGAACGAAGAAAAAGCTGTCGAACAAAAACAGAATACACAGAACTAGGAGATTCAATTGGCCGCTGAAGAAATTACTATCAAGCGTTATCGCTGCGTCTGCCCACTGCCGGGTTGCTGCGGCAAAGGCCGCTCTTGGATATCCCAAGAAGACAAGATCCCGGAGGTGTGCTGCTGGTGCAAGCGCCATACGTGGAATAAACTGCAACTTCCATCGAGCGCTAAAAGAGTAACCATCAAACGCTATCGCTGCACCTGCGAACAGCCCAGATGTAGTGCCTCTTGGATATCCCAAGCGCATGAGCTGCCAGCGCGCTGCGCCTGGTGCAAGAGCCCCGCTTGGAATGGCCCCAAGAAGAAACAAAAGGTCCTATTCGGCAAGGATGTCGTTGCACTTGCCCTTGCCCACGGCGCAACGTCGATGACCATCACCAGCACGGATGCCAACGGCAATGCGGTCGGCGCGCCCTTGACCATCGCTCTGCCTGCGAAGAAAGCCCAACCATCCAAGTGCGCCACAATTACTTTGCCCAAGCCAAGAAAGGTGAGGAACATCGAATGACAACCGCAGAAATCAGGACACTGGTTGCGCACGCCGTTGAGGATGCCGGCCACGACGCAACCGATGAATGCTCCAGCGGCACGAGTGCGCACCTTGCGCTGCTCGGGGAAATCGCCGCGCAGCTTGCGGACTTCAACCAGAACTTTTGTGAACTCAAGCATCAAATCACGCAGGGATATGTGAATGTGAGGCCGCGATGACTGAACATATGGTGAGGGTTTTGGTCTCGACGTACAAGAACCTTGAGGGCGATCTAGCCGACAATCTCTCCGGCTCAAATACTGTCTTTTACGGAGTCGGTCTCGGCGGCGAACGCCGCTGCCTGGAAGAGGAAACACTTTACCGTTATGAGTCTGAACACGATTACCGTTCCGGCCACATCATCATGCGAGATGGAACGCGCATGGCAACCACACAGGCGAACGCCCGAAAAGTTGGCTGGATAGATGTAGCCGAAATGCTGGCCGCGAAAGGAATCAAATGACGGTTGATTACATACGCTTTCGTATTCTCAGCGCAATGCCTGCCCAAAAGGGTGTGTTTCGCGTTTTACAAGATGGTGTGGTTCAGGTTCAAAGCTCACTGGATGTAAAACAAGCCATTCAAAAGATTTCTGTCGCTTATCCGTTGACTTCTTTCGATGTGCTGGAACTGGAATTCAGCGCGGCCTTTGTTTATTACACGTTTGCAGCGGACCCACATGATCCCGACCAGGAATTGAACCCCAGTCAACCTGTCTATGTACCAAAAAGGTGAGTCTGCGATGACCGATGTATTCGCCTATTTGCGCGTCAGTGGCCCGAGCCAGCTTCGCGGTGACGGCTTCCGGCGGCAGTTCATCGCCATTCGGAAATACTGCGCCGCGCACCAGTTGCATATCGTCCGCATCTTCAAAGAGCGCGGCGTCTGCGGCGCAACGGAGCTTGAAGACCGACCGGCGCTTTCCGAACTCTTCAATGCGCTTGAAACGGACGGCGTCAAGGCGGTGGTAATTGAGAAGCTGGATCGACTGGCCCGCGATCTCATGGTGCAGGAAACCATCATCGCTGACATGCTGAAATCCGGCTATATGCTGCATTCCAGTTGTGAGCCTGATCTTTGTTCTACGGACCCCAGCCGCGTCCTGGTGCGGCAAATCTTCGGCGCGATCGCGCAGTATGAGAAGTGCATGATTGTTCTCAAGCTGCGCGGCGCCCGGCAGCGCAAGAAGGCCCGTGGCGAGCGGGGAGAGGGTCGCCACGCTTACGGCGAGAAGCCCGGCGAGGAAGTGACCTTGCAGCGGATTCTTGCGCTTCAATCCACTGGCCATTCAACGCGCGCCATCGCCAATTTTCTCAATACCGCAGGCGATGCAACGCGCATGGGGAAGCCGTGGCAACCCGGTACCGTGGCCAAGATCCTGGCCCGCGGCACAACAAAAGAAAAAATGCAGAAGGCTTGCGCGTGAATTACGCATTTTCGCCAACAAAGCATAGCAGGCAGCGAGGTGTTGCATCTGTTCGATGCACTGAAAATCCCTTGCTACCGCCCAATTATAACTCTTTTGTTTTGAATGGCTCCAATCCGCTTTCCGCGAACCTCGCCCAGGAGCGCCTCGCCGGTTGTGACGTAAGATACATGGCCCATCTAATCCCTTTCAGAATCATGATCTTGCCCCTTCCGCGAACCTCCCGGCTTTTGGCCGGAGCCACAGGTTCGCGCTTGCGAATTACGAATTCCACACCTGGAGTTCCCATGTCCGCCGGGCAAGCAAATCTTTGTTCGCCTTACCGCCCGTCTCGTCCCATCGCAACAGTTGCTTTCCGGCCGCCGCGTACTGTTTTTGGTTGAGCAAGACAAGCAGCGTGGATTTCTGCAAGCGTCCCGATCCAAGGTTATACACAAAATCTGTCAGCGCGTCGAATTGGCCCTGCGTCAGCGGAACCTTGACCAGCGCCTCAACTTCCCGGCCCACCATCACTAAGTCCGATGCCAGCGCTGCTTCAGCCTGTGCCAGAGTCCACACGAGCCCGGCGTGCACCTCCGGGCCGTGATGGCCATAACCGATTGCCAGACCGTCCACATCCCACTTCGCCGTGGGCTGGAAATTCTCAGCCAGCTTAACATGATCAATCAGTGTTTGCGATGGAATCATCGTATTGCCTCCTCGTGAACCAGCATCTCCCGCCTGAATTGGTTGTAGGCCCGCAAAACCAGACCTCTGCCCACGTCCTGGCATCGATCGATAAAGAACACGCCGTGCAGATGATCGATTTCGTGCTGTACGATCCTGGCGCCCATACTCTTGTAAATCGTAAGTTTTCGGGCTTCCGGGTCTTCCAGCGTGCCGCTTCGTACATGCGCAATCTCGCTGCGCCATACACGCGCCTTGGCCCGGTCGGCAGGCGGCAGGCTGAGGCAGCTTTCCGTATCCAGCAGATCTTTCCCGCCCAGGTTTGCAATCTCAGGATTGACCAGCACATGAATGTCTTTATAGGGAGGAATCTGAAGGATGGCCAGTTGGATGAAGATACCGACTTGCGGAGCCGCCAGCCCCACCCCGCCATTCTGTTTCATGAGCTGCGCCATCTCGCGGACCAGCTCGATCAAGGCCACCAGGTTATCCGACTTCACCACCCGCCGGCACGATTTGCCCACCAGTTCAGGGCGGTAATACTCCAACGCAAGTTCCCCTAATTCCGGCACAGACTGCTCCTCGCCATTCCAAACGCATTGTAAATGCGCCTGAGAAGCAGGTTCCTAAATGCCATGGGAAGACGAGAAAGGTATAGTTTGAATAGAGAATATTGGTCGAATATCGTAACTGCAAGATAGCGCGAGCGTCCCCGCCCGCGCTTGTTCCTTGACCATGGTTTCGATCTAATTCATTTTAGAAAGATCCATTTTTTTCTGGAATGCATTCAAGCTTCGGTTCAGCGGGTCCAGATTGAGCGGCAATCCATGCTCGACCATAATCTGCACTGCGGCAGCCGCAAGAGCAACTTCTTTTAGTTGCCAGTTTTCCTTTTCCAGATCCTTGACTTGTTCTTTTTGCGCCAGAAGAAGTCTTCTCCACCAATAATTCCGAACAATAAGGACGACGCACAAGAGAAGCGTGACGGCGGCGTTCATCCATCCCAGCCACAGGCCCCGTATCAAATCGATGGCCATGATCGCGCCGTTGCCGCAAAGCAAAAGGCAAACCGAAATCTCGTAACTGATAACAAGGGCGGTTTGCCGCCGCGGCGTGATGCCATTCCACCAGCGTTCAATCGCCTCAATCATTTTGCGCATTGCGTTCCTTTCCAGTCAGTCCTAGAGCAACTGTTTGCTGTTCGCTGCCCGCTGTCAATACCAGAGAAACGTCAGCTCCGCCCAGTTGAGTGTCTGCGGATTCGATATCTGCTGGTGATAGCTGCTGGCTTCGGCCATGCGTTTCATGAAAATCGGGTGGTAGGCAAATTCCTTGGCGTGCCGGCCGTCTTCTTCGTAGTCTTCTGAGGTGTAGAGGAAACGCTTGGTGTATTCGGGCATCGCTTGGCCGGGGATCAAACCCGCCCGCACCTCCCACGCCGCTTTGAGCCGTGTCGCTCCATGCGGCAAGGTAGGCGCCGGTGCGGCTTCGTCTGTATGCCAGAGATGCGTGTCGGGATCGACAGCGATCCTCTTGCCGCATTTCGCGCAGATTGTTCTGCTTTTAACTGGATTCATCGGTACGTGATCGCAAACGGTCTCACTCATGACTTTTTACCCTTTCTACTTTGGTCCAAGGAAAGCCCACTGTCGTACAAACAAGTTCCGGGTCATGCTCCAGCCGGGTAAAAATCGCTGCCAGTTTGGCGTTAGCGCATGCATCGAAGCAGGAGTATATTCCTGCCTCCAGCACTCGCGCCTTGACAGCCTCATACGTCGGCTTCTTCAAGTCCAGCGTCGTGTCGAAACGGCAAAGATGTGCGTAACCCAAGACTCAACCTTTCTTGCTTTGCTGCGGCGCAATCTGCGGCTTCCGCTTTGCGGCAGCGCACAGTGCGGCGACGACAAAACCAATGACAAAGCCCCACAACACGCCAACAATCAAACCAGACCAAAATCCAGTCATATTGCTCCTTTGCGGCTCATTGATCCGTTTCGGCTTCATCTTCCGGCCATGCCGGTCCCAGCGGATGGTCGTCGCAAACCGGCGTCAACGGCGCGTGTTTCTTGGCTGGTTTGGGCAAAACCGGCAATGGCGTGCTCAAGGTGTGCGCATAGAACTCGCAGAGCATGGTCCACATCACCTTGCGTTTTTTGCCGCATTCTGCGCAGGGAACCGTTTGGTTGAAGCGCAGAAACCGGACGGCGGCCCGCTGTTCTTCCGTGAACATGGGATTCGGTTTGGCTTCCAGAATCTGGACGAACAGGATCTCGCGCTTTTTGGCTAATCCCTTACCCCTAGTCCCTAACCCCTGTTTTTTCACAGCCAGACCTCCACGATGCACGGATCATCGTCCTTGAAGCGCTCCAAGCAAAAGAGCCCCGGCGGAACGCTCAAGCGGATCTCTTCCAGTGTATTTGCCAGAGCTATGTCGTCGGTCATCTGCATCACACCAGGCTCCCGTATCTCCCAGCGCCGCATCATGTACTTGTCGGGAAAGTCGCGCGGATGATCGTAGATGACCCACTGCGACATGACCAGATGCGGGGTAACGGTCGAATCGTCTTCCATCATGCCTCCCCTTCATTCCGTTGGCTGGCTCATTGGGCATCTACTCGATGCACTCAAAAACCGTTGCTACATGGATAAAGCTATTGTCTCCGGTTAGGTATATAGTTGCATCTGTTCGATGCACTCAAACGCCATACAATGATTCACCGTGTATTGATCGTTGCATCGACTCGATGCAACGAAAGTTCCGTGTTCCAAAACAAGGTCGCCACAGTCGCGAAAGTCATACATGTTGCATCTACGCGATGCACTCAATTCCCCTTGCTTCCGTGCCTCGCCGTCATGATGAGCCGATCCGTGATGTTGCATCTGCTCGATGCACTCAAAAAAGCAGTGCACAGCTAACAGTGATCAGTCGCTAGTTTTTATAGATAGCTTTTTACAACGATCTATAAAGCTGTCCACTGTCGGCTGTCCACTGTTCACTGTTTCTATCACCGTCTGGTCAGCGCGGCCAAGTTGGCGGCGGTTTGCTTGACAAATTCCTTTTCCGGCAAACCGTTCTCGCGTGCGATCTGCTCGGCCAGGCTTTCCAGTCTGCCCATGGCATAACCCAGCATCGCTACGGAAATCTCCGCTGGCTGAATCCGGCTTTCGGTCGTCACCACAGCAGAGGGAACAATCGCTGTCTGCTTCTGGTGTTTTGTCGGCTTCACCCGTTTCGCAGCCTTGGCTTTTTCCAATTCGTCTTGCTTTTTGTAGAAGGAAACTGTGGATGGTGAAGTGCCCCTTATGCCATGTGTGAAACGCCGGTGCAGGCCCAAGCCCCGCTTATCTTTGAAGGTGGCTTTTTTGCCTGCTATCTCGCATTCCGGGCAGATCAAGCTTTCCGGTTCTTTTGCACTTTGAGTTGTCATATTCTCCTCGATGGTTTCCATGGGGTATTCTCCACAAAGCTAACTGCGAGTAAAGAATACACCCTTTTAGAAACGCTTCACCATAAAATTGCGCGCTTGCTTCCTCAGAGGTCAAAGACCCGTGGAGGCCGGGCATACGTCCTGAGCTGTTCGAGGATTGCCGAGACGTTATAGGAATCCCGCACGGAGCCGTCTGCTTGAACTTCGGAGAGCGAAGTTCCCCCGCATTCGTGAATGTGCCCGAAGAGATGCTTGCCAATCTTGCGCTTCTCAATGGCTTCTCTCAAGGCCACGGAGCCTTTGTTGTCGTCGAGAATGCCTTTAGGTGGCGTATGAGTAATCAGCACGTCGACTTCCGCAGGCATATTGAGATAGCGCCGCCTTAACTCCTCTTCGGTTGTCATAAACGCCATGCAGCGCGGATTGACTCCCTCGAAGGTCTGTGACCAGGGCGAACCGTAGAAGACGCGGCCTTCGTATTCCCATGCTTCGTCGATCAGCAAATGGGTGTTCGGCGCAAAAGGGAACTGCTCTGCCTTGGGGAACTGTTCGAAGGCGTTGTCGTGATTGCCCGGCACCAGCAGCACGGCATCGTAAGAATCGTTTCCTAGCCGTTTGCCCAGAGCTGCGGTTTCCTTCCACGTTCCCCATCCGGTCATGTCTCCGCCATGGATGAACAAGTCCACCATGGGCCGGGCAAATTGGATTCCATGCGTGTCAGAAATGGCGGCGATCTTCATTCATTGCTCCCAAGGCTTCAAGCCGTATTTCTGCCATAGTGGATCGAAGCTGCAATTAGCTGGTGCGCCATCAAAGAGCGGAGCCATGAATGCCCTTGCGATTGCTGCCGAACACAAAAATACTCATCGGTCCTCGCAATCGTCCATCGTTGCTGGTGGCACGCAGAGTTTGACGAGTTGAATGACTTCTTGGGCTTGATCCGGTGTCAGAGTAACGCCCATGATTGCTCTCTTAATCTTGCCTAGAGGATCTCCCGCTTCCGGCTTCAGCGGCCACGCACCCTCCGGCAATCCGTTCTCCCGGTTGCGCGCACGCACTTGTGCTCTGCAGACAAGATCGGCGCAAGTGATCAGGCCGTTGCCAGGAAGATCGCGATTCCATAAGACTTCCCCGCGTTTGCCTTCCTGTCCGCCAAACATGCGTCCGCAATTCGGACAAGGGAGCCAGAAATACCCGCCCAGGATGGCTTTCCAATGCTCCCACCATTCAATTCTCATCGTTCCTCCCTAACACGCCACCGGAATTGCGAAGACCGTGACCGGAGCCTTCCCAAAATGCTCATGGGTGATGGTTGTCATACTGTAACCGGCATAGGGTTTGATCATCACCGTTTCCGGGCCGCCCGGCTTATACGCATCCCAAAAGATCACGCGGTCGTATTCCCGTCCAACCAGCCGCTTGGTCCAGTATTCGTTGACCAGCCGGTATTCAAACAGCTTGCTTCCGTCTTTGATCTCCTGAAAATATCGGTGCTTCAAATGCAGCATAAGATCAGCCACGGTCTTCTTCCTCTTCCGGCTCGGCCGCAAACACAGAGCCATCCTCGGGAGAGTGCATCGGCTTGTGTCCGTCAAAACAGATCAGCGATTGATCTTCCGTGTGCCGCCACTTCAATTCGGGAGCGCCAAGCGAATTGCTCGGTTCGATCGGTTTGTGGCAATGCTTGCAGTTCATCCCGCAATCCTTTCGAACGAAACACGCCATACCCAGGGATTCAAGGCCCAACGATTTGTCTTGCCATTGATTGAGTCCCAAAGCGCGGCGTAAGCCTCGACGGCGGTCTTGTACCTGTCCTTTGAAGGGTCGCCCCAATGATACCGGTTACCGCTCAACTCAGGCAGCGCTTGCCGCTGGATTCCTTCGGCCAGCGCACCGGCTTCGCTGATCTCCTGCACCTGTTGGGGCCAGATGCCGGTTACTTTCAGCCACAGCCGCGCCCCCCACCGCGGCATGGTGACCGGGCTGCGCCACTTGTTATCGGTAGCTCCCCGGTCGCATTGCTCCGGCTTTTTACCAGGGAAATCGCTATAGAAGATGATGCGCTTGCGCCAGTATTCCAGCGCTACCGGGTTCTTTTCCACTCGCCGGGCAATCGGCAGTTCGTATTTTTGAAAAACTTCTGGATACGGTTCGACCAGCGCCCAAACTTCTCTCACCCACAATTCATCGCCGGGAACGCCATACGCAGAGCGCCAGCGCTGGCCATTTTCGCCTATCCAATGAAGAGCGTTTTCGGGGTCTTGAACCGGGCGGGTTCCCACGGGCTGCGGATACATCGTGCGCCGCGTCTGGGTCTTCAGTTGCTTCCGGATTCCATCGATGCTGGTCGCCGTCATGCTGATCGGCCGAAGGCTGATGACGGATGCAGACAGCGCCGGGAAGAGTTCGTTAGTCATTGGCTGGCCCCACCAGATGAACGTAGACTTTGAGCCCCTTCTCGCGGGCAATTTGAATCATATGCCTGGTGCCAGGGCTTTTGCCATTCCAAACCGCAATCAGCGCCTCAGCATACTCTGCCATGCATGCGTTGCGCAAGTAACCGGCGCTTCGACCGTCCCGATCCCAATCGGCAGGGAAGCTGGCCACGGGAATGGAGTGCTGTTCCGCCCACCGTCGCCCCATCGCGTCCACGCCGCGCGCCTCGCCGCAAACCACTTCCGTAATCTCGAAGCCCGATTCGCGAATGGCGGAGTAAAGCTCGTTGCTATCGGTGATGCAGCGGCAGCCGGCAAGAATGGCTTTCATTGTTTCAGCCTTTCTTTGTTGCGTCCAAGCTCCAAATCTCTTCCACCGGCATTTGCAAAAATCTGGCAACTTGCAGCGCGTTGGCCAAGCTTGGCGAATCGCCTGATTCCATGCGCGCAAAAGTTGCTTCGCTTACGCCCGACAATTTCTCGACGCTGGCCAAAGACATTCCAACCTCCTGCCGCAAACCACGTAGATCAATCAGCAATTTTACTTGTTCCTTCATCGTTTTCCCCCCCCGGATGGATGAGAAAGCCTGAACAAACCCACAACATTTTGCGTCTTCACTACAAGGGAGAAAGTTGCGGGGTCCTCAAGCGCTATCTCCGCCAGGTCATCGTCCGAAAGTCTTTGCAACCCACCGTCTGCATCGAATTTCAACGCCGTTCCACAGTAAATGCAAACCGTCAAACAGCCGGCTTCGGGAGGTTCCTTGTGGTACAGGCTCATGGCCGCATCAAGAACCTTTCCGCACGTTGGACAAGCTGCCGGCTTCACGTGAAAATCTTCTGACTCCATGGCGCTCTTTTCCGCGAATTGTTTCCGTCACTAAAGCGTTTCTAAACTCCCATTTCCCGTCTGAACGAAGTGCGCAAATTAAAATGAAGAAGTGAGGCGATCTTTCCGTCTCTCAAAAAACCAATCGTTCACGATCGCGCACTTGTGAGCCGATAAGAAAGCACAGGAGATTTCATGATATCCCCCAAGGACAAAATGCTCAAGAATGCGGAGAAACAACAAAATGGCAACCTTTTCAAACAATGCGGCTAGCCCGCATTCCGTAAATGGAAATCATGGGGGAACAACGCTATTTCCCTTTTTGCGGCTTTTCACGCCACCAGGTACGCCGGTCCTCGCCCCCAGAGTTCCAACCGTGCCGCCGGCATTTGCGGTTCCAGCATCGATCCGGCAAAGGTTTGCTCTCATCGTAGATTTTGCGGGCTTTACATATATCGCAAACCAGGATTTTTCCTTCAACGATCATTCTATAAATTTAGCGTACAAACCTTTCTTTTCTCAACTAACAGGTACATTGTACCCAATAAACGGGTACAATGTACCTAAAGGGGGAAGCGATGTGCGCTGGAATTTATCTGCTCAGTTCTGAAGAAGATCCTCATCTCCCGGAAAAGCAGCTGCAAAAAATGCAAGCATGTGTTGCCAAAAACGGCTGGAAAACAGTCCACGTTTACCGCGATACCGCTCCTGTTGCCAAAAAAGGCCGGGTGGCTTCCAGGAAAATGTTGAAAGACCGGCCGGCTTTCCGAGAAATGTTGCAGGATGCTCAACAGCATCGTTTCGACCGGCTCCTTTTCTGGTCGCTGGATCAACTGCAACATGGCGCAAGAAAGACGACGCTGCTGTTGAATAACCTTTCCAGTTGGGGCATCGGCTTCTGCTCCTGCACAGAGCCGCACATCAACACTTGCCATGAGCGGAAAAACACCGTCATTGCCCTTTTGGCGTCTCTGGCCCAGCAAGATCGCGCACACATTTCGGAGCGTACACGTGCTGGCCTTGAACGGCAGCGGATCACCCGCAAGCCCGGTCCGCATGGACGCTTGGGACCGGGACGCCCGCCGGTCGAATTCGATCAAGAACGAGCCAAAGCCCTGCGCGCCAAAAACAAGTCCTACGATCAAATCGCCATGGCTTGCGGCATTTCCAAAGCGACCGTGATGCGGTTTTTCAAAAGCATGGAAAAGAAAACAGGAACCAGCGGAAAGCCTGGTCGCTAGTTCCTAGTCCCTGCGAATACTTGCAGGGCATGTAGAAACTCACTCGATCATCGGCGCGGCCCGCTGCCGTCAACTGTTCACCGTCAACTGATCCCTTTTCTCTGCTTCCTGAAACATCCACTCGATCAGCCCCGGCCAATCCTCGCGTGCAACAAATGCTTGCAGAGCCTCTTGCCCAGCCTGACTTGCCCTTCCAGAATGCAAATATCCGTGTAATTGTCCGCGCGCAAAAGCCTCTTCTGCTGTTGGATGCCTGCGGCCAAAAATCGGATGCTCGGTTTCGAATAAGTCGCAGATCCGGTCCCCCGTCTCGAAATCACAGTAGCCGGTGTAATAGCCAATATTCGAGAGAAACGTCTTTTTTACTTCCGCCGGATCGCAGTCGACATCCGCTGCGCAAATCCGGCCCACTTCCGCCGCCACCAGCTCCCGAGCTTTTTCCCGCGTCCCCACTGCCAAAGCCTTTTGCACAATTTCTGCCAGATCCATGATTCCTCCTTCAGACAAATCCGATCCCAGAAGTGTTCCTGCGCCGCCTTGCATTCCTTCACCGTCCACGCGTGTCCTGCCAGCGCCTCTTCGCGCGACCGGTAGCGCCGCTGTTCCCGGTCCATCTTCCCGCCGAAGACCATCGTCTCCCATACCAGCGGTTTGTAAGTCAAGGGATCTGGCGGCAGACCGAAGATAGAGAAATAGTCTTGATCGAGTCCCATAAAGATAGTCGAAACTCTTCCCCATCTGAATCGAGTCAATACTATCTGTCGCTGCGCCGTCTGATACCATCGCGCCCAGGTTAGCAGATCATGTTCCGGCCGGGGATTTCCTTGCTCGTCCAGAACGTACTCGCCGATCCAGTGCTGTTCCTTTTCATTTTGCTTTTCCATCGGGGTCTTCTTTCTCGCCAGCGCCCAACTTTCCGCCGGGCAACTTGAGATCAGGGAACAAGCCATCCATCGACGATTCCTTTCTTGTCTTGTGCACCGCGACTTCCAGCTTGGCGGCGTTGATCACCGCCTGAGCCGTCTGCCGCACCGCAGCCGCCTTTTTAATGTTCATTTCCAGCGCCGTCGTGCTGCTGGTTTTCAGCGAATCCAGAGAATCGAAAAGATGGTCATACAGCTCGGTTAGCGTGTGCTTCACTCGTCTCTCTCACTTTCCTTTTCAGCGCCCCTGCAAGTTGGATCACAGCTTGCAACTCCTTGGGTAGGTTATGCACGCTGTTTCGCCTCAACAGCTCCGCGCGCGAGATCAATTCCAGATTGCTGAGCCGGATATGCGTCTTGTCTCCGTCCTTGAAGGCCAAAGCAAAGCCCTTCGGCACCGGCCCGTGCTTACGCTCCCACATCATCGTGTGCACGCCCTTCCAGTTCCCATAAAGACCATTCCGCTCGCGAAACTTCACTTCGAGGTAGCCTTCTTTGCTGAACCGCTTCGTCCCCAAGGGCACCCATTTTTTCAGGGCAGCTCCAGCCATCTCGCCTTTTTTGAACTGCGTGCTCGCCATTCTTCCCGGCGAGTATCCCGGTCGGCGCAGCCCCTTGTTGAAGGGAATATGCCCAGGCTTGAAGCGGCCCGGCTCCCCAATCTCCGGTTGACGCTTCAGAAGAGACGCTTCTTTGCTTGCCCGCCATTCCGCGCTCTTCTTCACCCCCAAGAGTGTAGCCCGTTGGTACAGGCTCCGCACGCTCCGGCTAAAGTAAGGCGCCAAATGCTCGGTCTTCATGTTCGGGTACAACCAGCGAAGAACGGCATCTTCATCTGGAGTCCAGAACCTGCGCTTATGCTGCTTTCTGCTCACTATTCACTGTCCACTGTTTTGTCCATCCGATAGATGCCATTCCCCACGCGCTGTAGTCTGCCCGACTTGGCAAGCGCAGACAAGATCGCATAGATTTGCTGCTTTTCGGTGTGTTCTTTTTTTGACGCAGGCAGCCCTTTGTAGACTTCGGCCACGCTCCAATTCACGCCGGAATTGGCCTTGAAGAATTGAATTAGATCATCAGGATGGCAGGAGGCCGGATCTCTTCTTCGTGTGCGAACAGAAGCAAAAGGGGTTCCCATTTTGCTTTCGGTATGCCGATGATGATGGATCGGGTTCGCCACCAGCAATCCCGGTTTCAGATTAGCGCTTTGTTCCGCCACCAGCGCACAAGCTGAGATGTTGTCATCCAAGACTCGAAGGTTTTCCTTTTGCTCCTCAATTCCATACTCCGCGGCATCCAACTGTTTTCGAAGTTCCTTTTGCCGCGCTTGGTATTGTTCGAGGGTAAAGATCACGCGCTGCCGGGCGTCTCTTAATTCATCCACGATCGCGGTAAGGTTGGTTGAGAAAGGTGTTGGTTTTTTAAGCCATTCCAGGTTGGAAGGCAAAACAATAGCAGGTTCAGTTTCAACGTTTTCGTATTCGGAGTCAATCACCGGAGTCTCTGGTAGCGCGGGTGTTTCTGGCTGAGACTTTTCTTCAAAAAGATGAGGTTCCCTTGCTTCCGGAAAAGGCTCCAGAACGAGTCTAGGATTTTCAGGCTGTTTTTCAGGAATCGGAGCAGGCGTGGTAGGCACGACTTCGACGGGGCTCTTCAATTCGATGGGAACGCTTAGAACCTTCGGGGAAGCCTCCATCTCGGGCTGCTTTGTTTTTTCAACTACAACGGGCTGTTCCGGTTCCTTAATTTCTAATTCCGGTTCTGCCTCGACCCTCGGCTCAGGCACAAAAGCCGCAGGATGGACGTGAACCGCGAATGGATTCTTTCTTCTTGGGTCAATGTAACGAGGGGCAAAAGCCGGTGATTTGGGTTTGTTCTGGCTGGGAAAACTCGCCGCGAATCCTTGCTCTTTAGTTTTCTTGGTGAGTTTTCGTCGTGTGGCTTTTACTGCGGAAAGCACTGCCTCATCGGTTTGATGTTCAAGCTGCGTGTTCACCCCACGCGTCAGGATATCCGTCAAAGCATCCTGCATCGTCGTATTACGCATTTGCTCCCTCCATTTGATTCTCCTGCCAAAAACCTGATCCCTTGCCCTTTTAGCCTTTTTTATCGGTTCAAAAAGGGTCACAACACACTGTAGAGCACAAAATGTGCTTTGTCCAATAAATAATTGCGTTCATGCCCCTACATTACTTTGATTGGCCAAAATTCGCAATATCGGCAGTGGACAGCGGACAGATTGAAAAGCTGTTCGCTGTCCCCTAACCCCTAACTCCTGTTTTTACATCGTCGCTTCAAACTTCGGTTCTGACCAGACCTCCACGTAAGCCGACATTTCCGGGTCCATATCGCGATCCAGCGTCCAATTGGTCGAAGCAAAATCCACCAGCGGCGCAAGCGAGACGATCAGGAAGGGGTCTACCGCCAGTTGCTCCACGTAAAATTCGGCTTCCGGCAACAGTTTCTTGATCTCCACAGCCTTTTGCAGCACAAACTCCGGCACCGGCTTCTTGTACTCCTTCAGCTCGGTCAGCCGCCAGGTTGGCTGAGCCATCTTGCCGGCGGTTTCGTAGTGCGCGGCCATCTGCTTCTTGTAGGCGGTCACGCTCTCCAAGTCCAGAATCTCCATTTCCAGTTTGGCCAACACCCGTTTCAGCGTTCCCGGCGTTCGCAGCTCCTCCCGCAGAGGTGTGTAACCCAACAGCGCCTCAGCGTCGGTAGCCAGCTTCTGCCGTGGATCGTTCAAGTCTAGGTTCTCGACATCACCCGGCGTCCGTTCCAGCATGGCATGGCTCGGCTCCTCCACCACCTCGACGCCGGGCTGCGGCCCAAGCTGAAGCTGACGTGAGCCCGACCAGATAGGCTCACTCATCGTTATTGGAAAAGAGCCAAATGGATCGAGGGCGGAAAGCCCCCACCTGTCCGTGTTGACGCCAACAGATTGTTGCTGGGCCGCGACAGCATCCATAGGATAGTCATTCCTAACGATGCCTCCATAGGTGGTCATACCGGCTGGTTCGCTCCGGCTGTTGAGGTTGTTAAGTGCCAGCGGCGGATTGCCGGCCATAACAGCCGAGAACTGCATTCTCGCTCGCATCTCCAAAATTCTGTCCTCACGCTCGTTTTGCGCTGCTACCATAGCCTGCACCTCTCTCGCCGCCGAACCCACGCCCGTATTCAGCAAGGCGCGGGCACGTTCTTGCTCATCCTTCCACAACGTTTCAAAAAAACCAAGCATACGCTCCTCCTCGTAAGGTGCGCGGGCGTTCCCGCCCGCGCTCGGTACTTAACTACCAATTTGCGCGGCGTTGTAAGCAATCGACGGCGCCGCCGTCGACACCGTGTAGTTGAAGTTGCTTGCCTCCCCCGCGTTGTCCTGAACCGGTACATAGGTCCAAGCAGCAATTTGCGGCTCCGGCCGAAAAGGTTCTTGAAGGCCCCGAGTAAGTCGCGAGATTGCATCCCTTTCTTCTCCGGCTGCGCGCTTGAGGGTTTTGACGGCAGGCGCGAAGCTAGACACCCCAGCGAAAGGTTTTTGCCGCTGGGGCACTAAAAAGGGCGGACGACAATATCCACCTGCTGCAGCTTGTCCAGGTACTCTTCGGGGATGCTGCGCGAAGCCAGAATCGATACCTCATCCGGACCCGACGCCAGCACTCGCGTTACGTCGGTCAGGATCACCGACTTGGTTGTTTCCTCGTTGCCCGCCAAGTCTTTCTTCGCCTTGGGGTGGTACAACACCGCATATTCAAACAGACTGCTCTTTGCCATCGTCTTCTCCTTTGGTGCTTGTTGTGCTTCTAGCTTCTGTTTCACTGTCCACTGTCTGCTGACCACTGTTCACTGTCTTTGTGGCTTCCGCTAAAAATCTGTCCAGCAATTTGTGCGCGCATACCTGTCCGCAAAGATGAAGTGCATCCTCGTTGTCGAGCCGGTTTTCAATCTCCGCCGCATTCCACGATTCAATGGAAAGACAGGCCGCGTCCTTGGTCGCCATAAACCAATGGTTGGCCTCCTTGCGCTCAACTCCGCAGATGTCGCAGCTGTAACTGCTTCGCTTCATCGCGCCACTCCTTCTCAGGCATCGTAAAAATGCGTGTAGTCGATTCTTGCCGAGCCCTTCTCCCGATTGCATTGCCAGTGCGCCACACCGTTGTACGGCTTCATTTTGCCCGTTTTCTTGTCGAGTTTTTCGATGCGGTCGTCTCGATGGCCACCATTCATGCCGCGACCGTCCTGGTGTTCAAAGGTTGCCTCGGCAATCTTCAGAGATCCAGGGCAACCGGCAATGTACCCTTCCAGGCAACAGCGCTTCTTTTGCCGTAGCCACATTGTTCGCAGCCGTCGGGCGTATTCATCTCGTCCGGCCTTGGTCAGCAGATCGCAGATTTCACGACCGTCTGCCAGCTTCACGCCCCAAGTCGTTTTGGTTCTCATTGCAATGCATCGCTCTCTCCCCC